ATTTTGGTGAATCATTATTTCTCACCCGTGAAGAAGCTGAAAAGAAGTTGGAGGAACTCAAAAAATGAAATTTAAAGAATTCACAAATTGGTGTAATGAAAGAGCCTGTGATGGATGTTGGGGAATGCTGGAAGCAATGGCGTGTATTAATTTAATGGATGAGATTAGAAAAACTCCATTTTGGAAAGGAGAAAAATTCTGGAAAGAAAATTATGAACATCAGGTATTGGAAGAGATTATTAATCCGATAGAGAAGAAGTTGGAGGAGATGATTAAATGAATCTTAGAAAAGCTACACTAACCGACTATGGAGTGCCGCCGGATGATATACCGGCGCTTCAAAGTCATTTCAGACACCTTGACGAGAATGACAAGTACAATCTTCTGCAAGTGTCAATCAAATATGCGCCAGGCATAGAAACGCAGATATACGACAGCATAGTGAACTGCATAGGATACCGGACAATGGAACGATTCCGGGATATTCCAGTATCCGAAAATGATTTCTACGGATACAAGCGCAGGATCATGGCAGAATATTATCACTTGGCAAAATTGACCGGAAGATTATAAAATTGATAAAAAACTAAAAGTGGTGTAGAGGTACATAACCCCTAGTGTGGTATTATAGTATATATAACTATAACTATGCTAGGGTGTTTTAATTCAGAAAGGATATGATTGGATGTTGATAGGATGGCAAACGAGGAAAATTTAAAACCATTTACAAGCAATCAAAGCCGTGAGGAAGCCGTGAGAAACGGACAAAAAGGCGGTATTGCATCTGGATATTCTAGGCGACAAAAAAAAGCCCTTTCTGATTATGTAAAAATTATAGCCGAAAGTCCTGCATCAAGTACTGCAAAAAAGAAACTTGCAAAAATGGGGATTGCTGACGAAGACGCAAATAACATGGCAGTCGTAGCAACTTCTCTGTATAAAAAAGCGGCAGATGGAAATATACAGGCTATCGAAAAATGGGAGCAGCTAACAGCAGCTTCAAAAGACGATGATGAAAAATATGAACTTCCTGCCAGAGTACTTGGCAAGGCATTCGTGGATATTAACCGACAGATTAAGCCTAATATTGAATATGTATTTGAGGGCGGTCGAGGTGGTCTGAAATCTTCATTTGTGGCCTTTAAGATTGTTGAACTTATCAAGAATAATCCTCAGATGCACGCCTGCATTACAAGACAGGTGGCCGGTACTCTGAAAGATTCTGTATACGCTAACATGAAATGGGCTATCAACGAACTTGGATTGACGGAAGAATTTGAATGCAAGGTGTCACCACTTGAAATCAAGTATATTAAGACTGGACAGACAATATACTTCCGCGGTCTGGACGATGAAACCAAACTGAAATCTATTAAGCCAGAGTTTGGATACATTGGAATCCTCTGGAAAGAGGAAAAAGATCAAATGAAGGGAGACGCTCAGGAGCGTTCTGTTAATCAGTCAGTGCTTCGTGGTGGCGATGAATCCTATGATTTTTCATCATATAACCCACCAAAATCAAAATCAAACTGGGTAAACAGGATCAAGCTCACGCCTAACCCGAAAAGAGTTATCCATCATTCGAGTTATCTGGAAGCTCCGGCGGAGTGGCTCGGACAGAAGTTTATTGACGATGCAGCGCATCTGAAAGAAATCAATCCAGAAGCCTATGAGCATGAATACCTGGGTGTTCCAAATGGTGACGGTGGAAACGTATTTGAATATCTGGAAATCAGAGATATTACAGATGAAGAGATCAGTCACATGGACAAAATATTTCAGGGGTGTGACTGGGGATTTTTTCCTGATCCGTATGCTTTTATTCGTTTGTATTACAATCATAACACTGAAAAGATATATCTCATTGATGAAATTTGCGAAAATAAATGGAGCAATAGGAAATCAGCAGACGAGATTCTAAAAAGAAAATATGATGATTATACTATTACTTGCGATTCTGCTGAACCTAAATCAATCAATGATTATAGAGATTTTGGACTCCCGGCAAGGGGCGCAATAAAAGGGCCTGGGAGTGTGGAATATTCTATGAAATGGCTTCAAACAAGAACTATTGTTATTGACCCTAAGAGAACGCCTAATGCTTATAAAGAGTTTTCGGAATACGAATACGAAAGAGATAAAGACGGAAACGTTATAAGCGGATATCCTGATGAGAATAACCATTTAATCGATGCCTGTAGATATGCAACAGAGTCGCTATGGAGGAGAAGAGGAAACAATGCATAATGAGTAAAATAGGAATAGAACTACCGAAAGAGTATTCGGATAGATTTGACAAATTGCGTCAGAATCGAGTAGAAGTCAGCTTTTACAAATATGGCACAGCAGCAGACAACTTTGGAATGAAATTAGTAGATGCACTTGAATCACACGATATGTGCATTAAAAAATATAAAGAAACTGGAAACACAGAATATCTTTGCGATGCAGCAAATTATCTCATGTTTGAATTTATGTATCCACAGATTCCGAATGCATTTTTCAAAGCAACAGATAGCGGAGAGAGTGCCGGAGTTGCCGGGACGCCAATAAATCAGCTAAAAGAAAAATGGTGACTAAATGGGACTTATAACAACACTAAAAAGGTGGTTTAACATGATATTCAAAAAACAAGCCGAAGAGGATTTTAATATCCAGGCGGCAGAATTCCCAGAAATGGAATCACTGATTAACCGGTGCGCGAACATTTACAGGGGAGTGCCGGAATGGCTGGATGAAAAGAATAATATCAAGACGATTAATTTTGCGAAATCCGTCTGCTCAGAGACAGCTCGGCTTGCAACATTGGCGATCGGCATTCAGATAGATGGCTCTGCAAGGGCAGCATGGTTGCAGGAGCAGATTGACAAGGTATATTTTCAAATCCGGCACTGGGTAGAATATGGCTGTGCTTACGGAACAGTGTTCATTAAGCCAAACGGTGAGAGCCTTGACATATTCACTCCGGCAGATGTGATGATTGTGGATTACGACAATCAGGAGATCAAAGGGATTATATTCAAGGATTCTTATACTGTTGGACGAAAATACTACACAAGGCTCGAATATCATAGATTTGTTGAGACTACAATAGATGGTGTGACAACTTATCCGTATTATGTTTCTAACAGAGCCTATGTATCAAAATCTCCTCAAAGCATCGGAGACAAGATTGACCTTAAACAGACAAAGTGGGCTGACCTAATGGCAGACACTCCGCCGATTATTAAGGCGAACGGTGAGAAGCTGGACGGGCCTCTGTACGGAGTACTGCGGACACCGCAGGCAAATAACGTGGATATTAGTACGCCACTGGGACTTCCGATATTTGCCGAAGCCATTGAGGAGTTAAAAGACCTCGACATTGCATATAGCAGGAACGCAAAAGAAATTCTTGATTCTAAGCGAACTGTTCTGGCAGATGACAGATTGTTGATGCCGAGTGGCTCACCTGTCTCCGCTATGACACCACAGGCAATGGAACATAGATGCTTAGAAATGAGCTTACCAGATTATGTAAAGAATGTATTCGGACAGGACGAAAAAGAGTTTTATCAAGAAATCAATCCGGTCCTCAACACAGATACCCGTATAAGCGGCATAAACGCCCTCCTTGGACAGATTGGATATAAGGTCGGATTCTCTAATGGATATTTTGTATTTAATGAAAAAAGCGGAATACAAACAGCCACAGAGGTAGAAGCAGGACAACAGAGGTCTGTACAATTTATCAAGGACGTAAGAGACCAATTAGACAAAAGCATAAAACAAGTAGTATATGCGTTGAGCGTATATGCAGATTTATATGGATTGGCTCCAGTCGGTGCATATAAAGTTCAGTGCAACTTTGGCGAAATGGCATATTCTTATGAGAGAGACCGAGACAATTGGTGGAAGTATCGCTTACAGGGTGACTGTCCTCCTTGGATGTATTATGTCAAATTCGAAAATATGACAGAATCCGAAGCGAAAGCAATGGTCAAAGAAGCCCAGCCAGACGAACCAAAACTGTTTGGAGATGAATAGTTATGTTAAGCCCAGAATATTTACGGCAAATTACAGAGGGCAGTGAACAGATAGCAGAAGAACTGCATCAGTACATCATCTCTGAGATTGTATCTCGAATGATGACAAGAATTGGCAGAGGTGAGGACTATATTCTGACCAATGCCGATGCGTGGAGAATCAGAACACTACAGGAATCTGGTGAGCTGCTAGAGGACATTCTGGCAGAATTATCCAGATACACCAAACGTGAACAGCAGGAACTCCTTGAGGCGTTTGAGGATGCTGGAATTACTGCGATGAACTACGATGACAAGGTATACAAGGAGGCAGGACTTAGCCCTGCACCACTCGAACAGTCACCAGCTATGATAAGACTCATGGAGCGGAATATGCTTGCGACTATGGGCGAGTGGAAGAACTTTACACGAACAACTGCAAGTGCCGCTCAGAGGCTCTATATTGAGCAATGCGACCTTGCCTATAATCATGTAATGACTGGGGCAGTTGGATATACGCAAGCCATCAAAGAGGCAGTTAATAACGTTGTGAGTAATGGCGTTACTGTCATATATCCATCTGGCAGAAAAGACACGATCGAAACAGCAGTAGCACGTTCTGTCAGAACCGGAGTCGCACAGGCGTGTGCTGATATTCAGTTAGCAAGAATGAAAGAAATGGGATACGGTTTAGTATTGACATCGGCGCACATAGGAAGTCGCCCAAGTCATGAAGTATGGCAAGGGCAGGTATTTTCCATAGACTGGAAAAAATTAAAAGAAATCAAGCCGGAGTTCTTTCAGGAACGAGATACACCAGAATATCGTAGAATGCTGGAGCGAAAAGCAAGCCACTATCCAGATTTTATTGAAAACTGTCATTATGGCGAAGCTGATGGAATATGTGGAGTAAATTGCAGACATCATTTTTCAGTTTGGGCGGAAGGAATGCCGAATCCCTACGCAGAACTATCGGCACAGGATAAAGCCAACAAAGGCGAACAATACGAAAAAGAGCAAAAACAACGTACTTACGAACGCAGAATCCGCAAAACAAAAAGAGAGGTTCTTGGACTGCAAGCAGGAGTTGACAATGCACCGAACGAAAAGGCGAAATTCGCATTACAACAAGACCTCGACCGGAAGTCTTATCTTTTGCAGAAACAAAATGCTGCATACAAGGCTTACTGCAAGCAGAACGACCTGAGGGAACTGCAAGACCGGCTCATGATAGCGAAGTGGAACCGCCAGAATGCCGCAAAAGCCAGAGGAGCGGCGAAGAGATATAAAACAGCAAAGGGGATTGACTGATGGATAGATGGGAATATTACAATCCGAATCCTGCCGGTAATCGAGTCGGAGATTGCGTTGTCCGAGCAATATGCAAAGCAACTGGTCTTGACTGGGAAACGGTATTTGCCGGATTAATGATACAGGCGTGCGCTCTGTCAGATATGCCAAGCGCAAATTATGTCTGGGGAGCGTACCTCTATAAACGTGGGTACAGACGCAAACTGATTGAACAATCAGAACGATATATCTATACAGTCAATGATTTTTGCACAGACCATCCGACAGGCACGTACATTCTCTGCATAGATGGTCATGTGGTGACAGTACGGGATGGAAAATATTACGATACATGGGATTCCGGAAATGAAGTCCCGGTATATTACTGGGAAAAGGAGTAGCTAAATGAGCATATCAGAATTTGTACAGATTTTCCTTTCTATCTGCGGAGGGGTGTCTATTGTCGGAGGGGCGGCAGCCGTAATCTTTAAATGGATTACCCCGGCATTCCGACTTAATAAGCGAGTAGAGACGCTGGAAGAACATGATAGACGAGATTATGAAAGTCTTCGGAGAATCGCAGAACGAGATTCATTAATTCTGGAAGTGTTGTCGACCATGCTGGATAGTCAGATTAGTGGGAATAATGTAGAAGAATTAAAAAAAACAAAACAGAAGCTTACAAATTATCTTGCGCAGAATCAACGTTAGCATTAATAAGGGGTATGCTCATGAAATTATATGTGTTCACAAAGAAAGATATAGACAGGTTCTTGATAGAGTGTAATTTCACACCGGACGAAGAAAGATTGTTCCGGTTGAGGTGTAAGGAATATACACTCGAATACTGCGCTGAGCAGATGAACGTGAGTATATCCACGGCGAAACGATTAAGCCGGAGGGTGAACAATAAAATAATTAAAGTGTGCTGATACTTTTTGGATACTAATTAGAGCCAGAAACGACCTGTTTCCGGTTCTTTTTTTATGTAAAAATATAATCAGAAAGGCGGTGTATAAGATGGCATTATATAACAATCCTTATCAATATAGTTTTGGCGTTCCTGGGCAGATGAACCAGTTTCAGCAACAGCCTGTCCAGATGCCGGCTCAATCAGTACAGCAACCACAGCAAAATAATAGCGGTATCCTGTGGGTATCCGGCGAAGTCGGCGCAAAATCCTATCTGGTAGCACCTGGGACAAGTGTTTTGCTAATGGATTCAGAATCAGAGAAATTTTATATAAAATCCACAGATGTATCCGGTATGCCACAGCCACTGCGGACATTTGAATACCACGAGGTGGGCTCTCAGATGCCGCCTAAACAGCCTGTTCAGAACATGGACAGTAAATATGTTACTCGACAGGAATACGATGATTTGAAAGGCAAATACGAAGCTATTATAAACCGATTAAATTCATTTTCTGAACCTGTTAGGGCTAATACCGTACAGGAATCAGCAGTCAAGGGAGGAAACGCAGATGAGTAATCCATTATTTAACGCCCTCGGTGGCGGGATGCCGCAGGGAAATGGACCAATGCAGATGATACAGCAGTTCATGCAGTTCAAACAGAATTTTAAGGGAGATCCGAAAGCAGAAGTTGAGAAAATGTTACAGTCTGGGAAGATTTCTCAGCAGCAACTTAATCAGGTCCAACAGATGGCAGGGCAGTTTCAACACATGTTGAAAGGAATGAAATAGTACATTACAATCTGGCCAGATTGATGTAAATACAATAAAGGAGATTATATTATGGATGGAAATTATAGCTTAGCAGATATTGCCGCTGCTACTGGAAATGGTAGAAATAATGACGGCATGTTTGGTGGAGATGGTAGCTGGTGGATTATTGTTTTATTCATTTTTGCTTTCTTCGGATGGGGAAACAACGGCTGGGGAAATAATGGAAACGGCGGCGGATATGCAGCCACGGCAGCTACTCAGGCGGATATTCAGAGAGGATTCGACAATTCTGCAGTGATCAGCAAGCTTGACGGAATCAATAGCGGCCTGTGCGATGGCTTCTATGCCATGAATAATGGTATGCTTACCGGATTCAACGGAATCAACACAAACATCATGCAGACTGGTTTCGGCATTCAGCAGGCTATTAACGCTGACACTGTAGCAAATATGCAGAATACCAATGCACTCCAGGCACAGCTTGCGAACTGTTGCTGCGAAACCAGAGAAGCAATTCAGGGCGTAAACTACAATATGGCGCAGAACACCTGTGCATTACAGAACACCATGAACAGCAACACAAGAGATATCATTGACAGCCAGAACGCTGGGACAAGAGCCATTCTCGACTATCTTTGCAATGAAAAGATTTCTAACCTGCAGGCTGAAAATAACGACCTCAGACGTGCTGCTTCTCAGGACCGCCAGAGCGCACTTCTCACAACTGCAATGGCTTCACAGACACAGCAGCTCATTAATGCGATTAATCCGGCACCGATTCCGGCATATCAGGTTCCTAATCCGAACACATTTTACGGATGCGGATGCAACACTGGATGTAATTGCTGATAACTTCATATCGAGAGTATCTTTCGATTGATTCGGATGTCGGCTTATGCCGTATTACACAGAGGGCAGGCTGAGACCTGTCCTTTTGTGATATGAAAGGAGTATTTTTATGGCAGAATTTACAAATGTAGCTGCTCAGACTGTAGCAGCAAATGGAAACGTAGTATTTTCAAGCACAGCAGTTAAAGGTTCTAACTGTATTCAGCACAGAGAGGGAAGTGGAATTATTACGCTGAGAGGACTGACTAATCAGTGCAAAGCGAGATTCTTCGTGGATTTTTCTGGCAATATCGCAATTCCAACAGGCGGTACTGTCGGAGCTATTTCTCTGGCTATTGCAATCTCTGGTGAGCCGGTTCTTTCTTCACAGATGATTTCCACACCGGCAGCAGTAGACCAGTATAATAATGTGTCCTCTGGCATTTATATTGATGTACCTCGTGGATGTTGCGTTAACATCGCAGTAGAGAATACAAGCAATCAGGCTGTTTCTGTTGCAAATGCAAACATTGTTGTGACCAGAGAAGCGTAGGAGGTGTGATTATGAGAGATATTAAAGACTTATGCGCAAGAATCGAAGATGAACTTTCCAAAATCGCTGATAATGGACTGACCACCGGAAATCTGGAAATGACATACAAACTGATTGATATGTACAAAGATATCAAGAACACTCAGTACTGGGATAAGAAAGTAGAGTACTACAACACTGTCCTTGATGAAATGCGTGGCGGATACAATGACGATTACAGCGAGCGGGGAAGAAAGCGGGACAGCATGGGGAGATACAGCGCAAATGATGGCAGAATGATGCCGGATTACGACAGGGGCAATTCTTATGCCAGACGTGGTGAACATTATGTCAGAGGGCATTACAGTCGCTCTGATGGGCGAGATGCTTACGATGACTACATGACGCAGAAGCAAAGCTATCGTTCCGGCAAGTCTGAAGACTGCAAGAGGAAGATGCTTGCCGCTCTGGAAGAACATCTGGACGAACTTACAACAGAAATGAGCGATATGTCCAAGGACGCAGAGTGCCGGGAAGAACGTGATCTTGTCAAGAGATACGTGGAAAAACTTCGCGATATGCTCTAAAAACGCAAAAAGTGGTAGAGAGGTAGTTAAAAGAAATCTGTTATAATGTAATTGTGCAGCAGGAAGCACAAGTAAAACGGTTGTTTTGACATTTTCGTTTTAATCCTCCTTTCTTTAATTTTTGTAGCTGGTGCGCACGCTTTAACGGAAAGTTAAGCAGGTTCGAGTCCTGCCGTGCGTATTTGTCATCTGGCACGCAAGATGGCTCACCTCCTTGATTAAGGTTTTTGTTATTCATACTTTTCTTTTAAAAAAGAAATAAATATCCGAAACAACTCGTGGTAGGCATAACACGTTAAATACCTTGCTAACCCGGGAATCCGGGTTATGTGGAATGTAGCTCAGTAGGAAGAGCGGAGATGCTGAATTCTTGACGTCAGAGGTTCAAGTCCTCTCATTCCATTACCCTGCCAGTGGTCTAACTGGCTTAATCCATTTACCTGCGGCGGCAGGTCAATAAACACGACCAGGAGGATGTTATGCAGAAACTTATTGACACATTAAAATCATTTGGAATCGAAATCCCGGAAGATAAACAGGCAGATGTGAAGAAAGCACTCTCTGAGCATTACAAAAATGCTAAGGAAGTAGCAAAAACCCTGTCGAAAGTCGAGGGTGAACGTGATGACTGGAAAGAACGTGCTGAAGCAGCAGAAGAGACCCTGAAAGGTTTTGACGGTATCGACCCGGCAAATGTTAAAACCGAGTTAGAGACTTGGAAACAGAAAGCGGCAGATGCAGAGAAAGAATTCAACGCAAAAATCTATGACCGTGATTTCTCAGATGCACTTAAAACAGCACTCGATGATGTTAAATTTTCCAGTGAGGCTGCAAAGAAATCAGTCATGGCAGACATCAAAGAAGCTGGATTAAAACTGAAAGACGGTAAAATCCTTGGACTGAACGATCTGATCGAGCAGATGAAGCAGTCTGACGCATCCGCTTTTGTGGATGAATCTCAGCAGCAGGCTCAGCAGAATCAGGCGAGATTTACAACACATGTTGGACAGCAGCAGACACCGGGAAACATGACAAAGAAAGATATCGAAGCAATCAAAGACCCGTCCGAGAGACAGGCTGCAATTGCTCAGAATATCCAGTTATTCCAGTGATTTTTTTACACCGACTATACATCAGAGTATAGCCGCTAACCCAATACCTTAACAATTATGGGTAGAAAGGATTTTTTTATATGGCAGCAAAAGCTAATCTTATTATGACTAATGATATTCAGGTAAAGGCACGTGAGATTGACTTTGTTACCAGATTCGAAAGAAACTGGCAGCACTTACGTGATATTCTGGGCATCATGAGACCTATCAAAAAACAGCCGGGTGCTGTACTGAAATCTAAGTACGCAGAGGGTACTTTGCAGAGCGGAAATGTTGGTGAGGGCGAGGAAATCCCTTACAGCAAATTCACTGTAAAAGAAAAGAACTATGCGGAAATGACTATCGAGAAGTACGCAAAGGCTGTATCTATCGAAGCAATCAAGGATCACGGTTACGAGAACGCTGTTCAGATGACTGATGATGAATTTCTTTTCCAACTTCAGACTGACGTTACCGGCAGATTCTATGATTATCTGAAAACCGGTACGCTTACTTCCACAGAAACAACATTCCAGATGGCTCTGGCAATGGCTAAAGGTCGTGTTGAAAACAAATTCAAACAGATGCACAGAAATGTGACTGGTGTTGTTGGATTTGTGAACATTCTGGACGTATATGAATATCTCGGAGCGGCCGAGATTACTATTCAGAACCAGTTCGGATTCCAGTATATGAAGGACTTTATGGGATTCAATACAATCTTCCTGTTATCCGACAGCGAAATCCCGAGAGGACAGGTTATCGCTACTCCTGTTGAGAACATCGTACTTTACTATGTTGACCCGAACGAATCTGACTTCGCAAGAGCAGGTCTTGTATACACTGTGTCTGGCGAGACAAATCTGATCGGATTCCATACTCAGGGCAACTACCACACAGCAGTATCCGAAGCGTTTGCGGTCATGGGTCTTACTCTTTTCGCAGAGTACATTGACGCAATCGCAGTAATTACCATTGACGAGACACCTACACTCGGTACTCTGACAGTAAATTCTGTAGCAGGTTCAGCGACCGGAGATACAAAAATCACTGTAAATCCGGCTAAGGAAAATGCCGGCAATGTGTATAAATACAAAGTTGCAGCAGAAGCAGTAACTGTCGGATATGGACAGAATCTCAGAAACTGGACTACTTGGGACGGAAAAGCTGATATTAAGGCGGCAACCGGACAGAAGATCACAGTGGTTGAGTGCGACGGAACATACAAAGCACTGAACGCCGGAAGTGCAAGCGTAACAGCGAAATCATAAATGCAGGAGGTAACTGGCATGGCTTATGCAGATTATGAATTTTACACAACTTCATATTTCGGTTCAGTTGCGCCAGAAGCCGACTTCCCACGACTGGCGGAAAGAGCCAGTGATTTCGTGGACACAATGACATTTGACAGACTGGTGGATGGACTGCCAACAAACGAACGCTCTCAGAAGCGTATCAAAAAGGCGGTCTGTTCATTGGCTGAATTAATGTATCAGATTGAGCTTGCTGAGAAGAATGCTACCAATGCCGCTGTGAGCGGTACGTCAACTGCAATCGGGTCTGGTGGTAGCACGACAGGCATTGTAACATCTGTATCATCTGGCAGTGAATCCATTTCTTACGCCACGCCTCAGCAGATCGGAGCGAGTGCAAAGGAATGGAGTGCGGTGTATGCCGCCGCTGGGGACGTACAGAAAACGAACGACTTACTTCTTAAGACGGCTTTACCGCTTCTGATGGGAGTAAGGACGGATGATGGAATACCAGTTCTTTATGCGGGGATGTAAACGAAATGAATACAGTAATGTGCTTTTTAACTGGCGGACACAGATTTAAAAGTCCTGCTGAATCAAAATGTAATGACAAAGAAAAGACTTGTACCATTACGGAAACTTGCTGTAAATGTGGAAAACAGTTTTCATTTACAGGTACATACAAACAGTTTGGTATTCCAGATGTGAGGTGAAAAGAATGGATATTTCAACATTAGGCTCATGCGTAGCAATCGTTATGATCTGTTACATCGTAGGAATGGGCTGTAAAGCATCAAAAAGAATCTCTGATGAATGGATTCCAGTAATCATGGCGGTTATTGGCGGGATTCTTGGAGCGGTCGGAATGGGAATCATCCCGGATTTCCCGGCAACGGATTATATCACGGCAGTTGCAGTCGGTATGTTTAATGGATTGTCGGCCACTGGTGTAAATCAGGTTATTAAGCAGACAGTGCAGAAAGAATAATTAAGGAGAGGATATCATGTACGAAAAAACTTTGACGATTTTCAATTATTATGAGAGTCCGACAACAGGAGATGCGTACTGGTATCCTCATGTTTTATCCGGTGTCGACCTCATTACGGACAAGGGAGCAATCCTTAAGAAGTACGGGCCAGACGCAACAGACAACGCACAGCTACACATTCGTTACACTGTCCAGAACGGCGATATAACCATTACTGACAAGGACGGCAAGATTCTTCCATGGGTGCCGCCTAAAGAGTGGAAACAGCAGATTAACAATGCTCTGGAAGACACTATTACATTCTCAGATGAATCGTTTTTCTGGGAGGGTGAGTGGACTGGTGGAATAGTAACCGATGGCGATTACCGAAATGGATTCTATCAGTACATGAACGAGAACAATGATAACGTGTTCAAGATTACCAGTGTAGGTGGTCCGTATACACTGATTCCACATTTTGAGATTCTGGGTAAGTAATATGAGTAAAATTCATCATTTCAAAGGTTTCTCCGTAGTTGATGGAGATATGAAAATTAAACTGAATATGGATAGATTCTCCAGACAGTATCAAGAAGCGCAGTATCTACTTGATGGAATGGTCATGGACAGTATGGTTCCATTCATGCCAATGATTACAGGGGACTTTATCAACCGAACAAGAGTTGAGAGTGCATCCTTGCAAGGAACTGGGAAAGTATGCGCTGCGGCAGCTCCTTATGGGCGTTTTCTGTATGAGGGAAAAGGAATGGTTGATGAATCAACTGGAAGCCCCTACGCAAGACGTGGAGCAAAGAAAGTTCTCGTTAGTCAGTTTTCTGGTCAGACAGCTGCAAAGGAGAATCTTGAATACACCAGACAGGTTCACCCACGGGCACAGGCAAAGTGGTTTGATGCCGCTAAACGACAATACGGCAGTACGTGGATTCGCAAAGTAAAAGCACAAGCAGGAGGTGGACGACATGGCAGATAAGCCAATTGGCAAAGATGCAACCGGATATGAAATTTTGACAGACGCCATGAAGGCACTTCTGAACCAGTATCCCGGGCTATACGAAAATGAAACAATCAAATTTGAGGAACTCGGCAAAGAATCCGGAATCGCTTTCTCAGCAGACAACGGAGCTTTAGTCTATTCGGAAAAAGAAGATGTATGTGGAGTAATGCATCAGGTATGCCAGTACCCATTTTATGTAGTATACCGCACAGCATCCGACAAGGAGCGACAGAAGTTATCTGTTCAGAAATTCCTTGACAATCTCGGCAAATGGATATGCCGGGAACCAGTTATCATAAACGGCTCTGAGACGCGCTTAAATGCTTTTCCAGAGCTTTCACAGGGGCGAGTGATAAAACGTATAACCCGTGATAATTCCTATGGTTTAGAGCCACAGGAGAACGGCGTACAGGACTGGTTATTACCATTATCAGTACGCTACGAAAACACTTATGAAGTAATATAACGTAACAACCGACTATCAATTAGAGATAGTCGCTAACCTACACAGCCTTTTAAAAATGATAGGCAGAAAGGACATTTCTATGCCAGTAACAGGAAAAATTGACCGTAAATATATGGCTCATTACATTGATGCCGGTTCTCTTTGTGGGGGACTGACGCCGAAGTTTGAACGTCTTGGAAAGGACCTGGAAGAGTACAACATCGAACTCAACCCGGATACCGAAACATCTAAAAATATTCTTGGAGAATCCACATTCAAGCATAACGGCTATGAAGTTTCTTCTGACGCTGATCCGTTCTATGCAGACACTACTTCTGATCTGTTCACAGCATTACAGAAGATTGTAGATGGGCGTCTCAAAGACGATAACCTCAAGACAAAAGCAGTTGAGGTTCATCTTTGGACAGAAGCCACAGCGGGCAAGTATGAAGCATACCAGCAGGATTGCTACGTTGTGCCGACCTCCTACGGCGGTGATACATCTGGATATCAGATTCCATTTACCGTGAACTATGTTGGAGAACGTACAAAAGGAAAATTTGATATCAGTTCCGGTACGTTCACAGCCGACAGTGAATAAACACATATACAAGGAGGGCGCGCTAAATGGCAAAAGTAATTAATACCAAAATTGATGATGGAATTTTCATATTCACGTTTACCAACAATGAAGACGAAGTTTTTTCTTCTTTCAAATTGAACCCAACCGATATCAATGTGGCAGCACGTGCAGAAGAACTGGCAGAATATTTTGAGCAGCTCAAAGATTCCATTCAGAAAGTCACTTCCGGTAAAGAGATGGCTGAACTCAATAAACAGATTGAAGACAAAATCAACTATCTGCTCGGATATGAAGCGTCCAAAGATCTGTTCAAAGAACCAATCACAGCAACTACTGTGTTCGGCAATGGTCAGGTATTCGCTTATATCGTTCTGGATAAGATCGCAGAAGCAATTGCGCCGGAAATCGAAAAGAGAAAAAAGAAAATGCAGGCAGCAGTTAATAAGTATACGGAGAAGTATACAAAATGACCGCCTATGAGCTTCCCACCTCACTAAATATCAGTGGGGTGGATTTTTCTATCAGAACAGATTTTCGTGCGATTATTGATATTCTAATTGCCATGAATGATCCGGAATTAGACGAGCAGGCAAAAGCAGTTGTTATGTTGCAGATTCTGTTCGAGGATTGGCAGAGTATACCGCCGGAACACTTATCTGAAGCCTGTCAGAAGGCGTGTGAATTTATTGACTGTGGTCAGACTGATGATAACTCAAACAAGCCAAAGCCCCGTTTGATGGACTGGGAACAGGACGGAGATATGATCGTACCGGCAGTAAACAAGGTTGCTGGAAAAGAAATCAGGTCCGTTCCGTATATGCATTGGTGGACGTTCTTCGGATACTTCATGGAATCCGGTGAATGCCTGTTCAATACGGTCGTTGGAATTCGTTCAAAAAAGGTAAAGGGCGAAAAGCTCGATAAATGGGAGAAGAAATTCTATCAAGAGAACAAGAATATTATTGATATAAAAACACGTCTCAGCGACGAGGAGCAAGCTTATAAAGATAAGCTGAATGAGATGTTGAACCTTAAATAGTTAGGAGGTGGACACATGGCTGCTGATGGCTCAGTCATTATTGATACCAGAATGGACACATCAGGCGTGCAAAACGGCGTATCAGCAATCAGACAGTCTTTTAACGGACTTGGCAGCGTAGTAAAAAAATTAGGTGTACTGATTGGCGGAGCATTCGCAATTGGGAAACTGGCCCAGTTTGGGCAAGAGTGCATAGAACTTGGCTCTAATCTGGCAGAAGTGCAAAACGTGGTCGATGTTACATTTACCACCATGTCGGATAAGGTTAATGAATTCGCAAAGAACGCCATGACCTCAGCCGGATTGTCCGAAACAATGGCTAAACGATATGTCGGTACGTTCGGAGCAATGTCAAAGTCGTTCGGATTCTCAGAAGCACAGGCTTACGACATGTCAACGGCTCTAACACAGCTGACTGGTGATGTAGCATCATTTTACAACATTTCACAAGACTTGGCTTATATAAAACTGAAGTCGGTTTTTACAGGAGAAACGGAAACACTTAAAGACTTGGGTTAACAATTAGCTCCCTTACACAGCAATGTGTATTGAATAACATGGTGAACGAAGAAATCTTCGGTGTGTTGCTTTATGAGCAATGCTAACGGTAAAAGCCTAAAATTATTTAAAAAACTTGTGGTTATGACACCTATATGATATAATATTTATAGGAGGTGATTTCCATGAGTGAAGAAATTTGGAAAGATATTAAAGGCTATGAGGGTCTGTATCAAGTAAGTAATCTGGGAAGAATAAAAAGCCTTGAGCGTAGATGTAAAGCAAGATGGTATACAAGAAAAGTACCAGAGAAAATTTATTCTCCTGCGCTTGATACTTACGGCTATCCAATAGTCTCTTTGCATAAAGACGGCAAAAAGAAAACAATTACAATTCATAAATTGGTTGCAAATGCTTTTCTTAAAAAGCCGGACGGTTGCAATTCTATTAATCACATTGACGAAAACAAACAGAATAATTGCGTTGAAAATCTTGAATGGTGTACCGTTCAGGAAAACAATGCTTATGGAACGAGAGTAGAACGGCTAAGGAAAACTCAGCAAAGAGCAGTTTTACAATGTGATTTAGACGGAAACGTAATCAAAGAATGGGAAGGAATGAACTTCCTTTGCAGAGAGACAGGATACGATCAAGGTCTAATATCTAAAGTATGCAACAATGTTTATAGGCATCGCACTGCATATGGGTTCAAATGGAAATTTAAATAATCATGGTAATACCGTGCTAAGCATCGAAGAGTCTCGTTAAGAGGCTCTTTTTTGATGAAAGTGTAACGACTATTCCGCGAGGAAGTAGGTTTAAGGTGAAATTCCCTATTCCGAAGTGCCATGCATCCTATTTGGATGAAGAGATAGTCTACTCCCCTAATAAATATCGGGAAACCGAGGGTATAAAGGGTCGTTATGACACAAAGCGCACTTGATCAGTACGCACTTGCTAATGGCTATGGAAAAACTACATCTGAAATGACTGAGCAGGAGAAAGTAGCTCTCCGTCTGGCTTTTGTGCAGAAACAGTTATCGGCTGCATCTGGAGACTTTATCCGAACTTCTGACTCATGGGCGAATCAGATGCGAGTGATGCAGTTGCAATTGCAGTCATTAAAAGCAACAGTTGGACAGGGATTGATTAATATTTTCACGCCTGTTCTGAAAGTGATCAATATTCTGCTCGGTAAACTGGCAACATTGGCAAATGCTTTCAAAAGTTTTACGGAATTGATTACCGGAAAGAAGTCATCAGGTCAAACAGGTGCGAGTGGCGCAGGCCTTGCCGGAACAGATGCGATAGCCGATACGGCCGACCAATACGGAGATGCTGCCGACAATGCCGAAAAGTTGGCAGATGCGACAAATAAAACAGCGAATGCGACTAAAAAAGCTACTAAGGCGGCAAAAGGATATCTTAATCCACTTGACGAAATAAATAATTATTCAACGAACAAAAGTACGGGTTCATCATCAAAAGTGCCGGGTGCAACCGGCGGACTTGTAGATCAGATGAAAGATGTTGTACAAAATGTTGATTACGGAAAAGTGGCAGAGGGCGAGACGGTTCTTGATAAAATGTCAAAACCGCTAAAAAAGATAATTGACAGGTTCAAGCAGCTGGCCAAGTTAATCGCAAAAGGATTCTGGGATGGATTAGGAGATTACGAGCCGATTTTTGACGGAATAAAAAAGGATCTTGATTCCATATGGAAATCTTTAAAGGATATCTTCACTGATCCAGAAGTTGTTAAGGCGGCAAATAAGTTCTTAGATTCATTTGCATATGCAATTGGACAAGTTGCTGGTTCATTTGCCAGAATCGGATTGACAATTGCGCAAAACATTATAGGCGGAATCGAGAAGTTTCTAAAGCAGAACGTGCAAAGAATAAAGAACTATCTGATAGATATGTTCAACATCGGTGCTGAAATTTCACAAATCGCAGGAAATCTTGCAGTTGCTTTCGCAGATGTTTTCTCAGTTTTTGGTGGAGAAACCGCGCAGCAGATCACAGCAGATTTAATTGGGATTTTTGCTGAAATTGGAATGACCGTCACGGAAACGGCTGCAAAACTTGGCAGAGATATCCTTAACATGATTGCACAGCCTTTTATCGACAACAAGGACATTTTAAAGTCAGCAATCGAGGGTAGCCTCGGAGTAATAGAAACCGTAACAAGTGGGGTCTTAACAGTTGTTCAAAACCTTAGTGACGCAGTATCAAGATTATACGATGAGCATGTAAAACCGTTCTTTGATTCTATAGCAGATGGATTATCAAGTATACTTGAAACTCTAATAACTGGATATAACACATACATTCTTCCGGTGTTACAAGGACTGGCAGAGCAAATTAAAGGGTTGTTAGAGGGACCATTAGGGGACGCGATTTTAAAGATAGAAACATTCCTCGGAAAACTCATTGATTCTCTGAAGCTTCTGTGGGAGTCGGTATTAGTGCCTTTAATTAACTGGATAATCGCGAATTTGCTTCCAGTTGTGGCAGAAGTAATTGACGTTGTAGGCACTGTGGCAATCAAAGTCATAAAATCATTAATTAAAATTATTGGTGATGTAGCAGACACTCTGAGCGGAATCATTGATTTCCTTGTAGGCGTTTTTACGGGAGACTGGGAACTGGCTTGGCAAGGAATAAAAGAGATTGCAGATGGAGCATGGAACTTTATCAAAGATGCTGTGTCAGGTGCGTGGGAGATAATTAAAACCGTAACAAAAGGTGCACTGAACATAATAAAGACCGTCATTAGCACTGCCTGGAACGCAATCAAGACAGCAACTTCAACAGTCTGGAATGCCATTAAAAAAACTCTTTCCGGATTATGGAATGCTCTTAAAACCACGGCAAAAACAGTGTTTGACGCAATTAAGGCCAAAGTTACGGGCGTTTGGGACAAAATAAAAGACAAGACATCCCGAACATGGGAAAGCATTACTACTTTTGTGTCTACTAAAGTCGAAGCGATAAAAACCGCCATTACCGATAAGTTTAATGCTGCCAGGGATGCGGTCAAATCAGCATTTGAAGGTATCGTGGATTTTATCAAAAGGCCAATTAATCAGGCAATTAATATCGTCAATAATGCAATCGGAGTAATCAACAACGCAATTGGTGGAATCGAATCAGCGTTTTCTTTTGGCCCATGGAATGTACCTACACCATTCGGAACAAAGAGAATCGGGTTCCATGCAACATTTCCACGTGTCGGAACTATTCCGTATCTGGCCAGCGGTGCAGTTATTCCACCGCGAAGTGAATTTCTCGCAGTATTAGGAGACCAGAAGAAAGGGAATAACCTGGAAGCACCGGAAAGCTTACTGCGACAGATCGTCCGGGAAGAGTCAGGGAAAGGACAGGGAAATGGAAACACTTACAATGTTACAGTCAATGCATCTGGCAGAAAACTATTAGACATTATCATTGATGAAGCAGAGCTTAGGAGACGCAGAAATGGCGGTCAGAATCCATTCTTGTTAGGAGGTGTATAAATGGCACAGGAACAGTTTAAGATTGATGGGGTCACTATAAAGGCCCCTGACACATATAAGCCGGTATTCGCAACTACATCAACGGAAAGTTCTAAGAGAAGCCAGGATCTTGTTATGCACAACACTCCGATGGGAACTATTGCCGGATATGACATGGAATGGGGCGAACTTAAATGGGGAGAGATTGCAACGATTCTCAACTCTATGATTAACAAAAGTCAGTTCACATTTCATCACAAAGACCCTCGAACCCCCGGCAAATGGATTGACAAGACGTTCTATGCATCTAATTTCAACATGGCAGCGCAAACACTCAAGGATAATGAGGAACGATGGACAGGATTAACTATTAATGTAAGGAGCATTCGACCGGTATGATTAATGTTACAAATCAGTTAAAGACGGAATCTCTCTTAAATAGCAACTATTATGTTACGGCGAATGTGGTGCTGCGTGATGGGACAATTTTAAGCCTGGGAAAAGAAGATTTCTACCTTGACGGAAACGGCATTGTAGATTCTTCTGATTCCGGGGACTTCCCTGTTGGTGTAGCAATTGAGAAAACGGCCACTTTAGCATTGGTTAATGATGATGACAGATTTACAGGATATAATTTTGCTGGAGCACAGTTCACTCTATTTTTAAATTTGCAGCTGTCTGATAGATTGGAGACTATTCGCCGCGGCACATTCATTGTATCAAAAAAACCCGCCACGTCCGATGAGATTAATCTCACTTTGCTGGACTATATGAGCAAGGCAGAGTCAGATTACAACACAAATCTTATTTTTCCATGCTCTGCCAGAGAAGTTTTAGAGGATGCTTGTCAGCAGACCAGGATTGTGTTGGGTGACGCAGTATTTAAAAATGCAGACTATCAGGTGCAAAAGAAACCGGAGAACACCACTTTTAGAGCAGTAATTGGTATGGTTGCGGCTTTGGCAGGTGGTAACGCTCGCATTGACGAGAACGATAATTTGCGAATTATCACTTTTGACGATGGTGTTGATACCATAACCTTAGAAACAATTCCATGGTATGACATTAACGGAAACACTATTCTTGACATTGATAGTAACGAGATTGAGACAATTCTCGAGCGAAAAGGATTTAAGCCTAATTTTATCAATAACCTTACTTATGATGTTGATGATGTAGTTGTCACCGGGGTCAAATATGTGAATAATGAAACGGAATATAAGTACGGCACGGACGGATATGTCATCACGATTGACAACAAGCTTCTGACAGGAAATGAGCAAGTCGGTGTAGATTTGATCGGAAAAGAACTGGTCGGCATGAGACTAAGGCCATTCTCTTGTGACAGCATAGCAATCGGATACGCCACATTCGGAGATAAAATTACATTTTCCGACATTAAAGGCAATATTTACTATTCATATCTGACAGATGTAGACTTCGCATTCTCTGGCAGTACAAGCTTCTCTTGTAATGCAAAGAGCATGGAAGATATTGACGCAGATTATCCCGACAGTATGCAGGTAGAAGTTGATAACCTTAAGAAAGATTCCGAAAAGAAAATCACCGCTTACGATGCAAAATTAAAGCAGATGAACGAATTAGCTGCAAACACACTTGGATTTTATTTTACTGAGGAAATTCAGCCGGACGGGTCTTCAATATCATATCGTCATGACAAACCATCCTTGAAAGATTCAAAAGTGATTTATAAAACAGGTGTAGATGGATTCTTCTTGTCAGTAGACGGAGGCCGGACTTGGAAAGCCGGATTTGACAGCAACGGTGATGCAGTGCTGAACATTCTGTATGCTATCGGTATACAGTCGGATTGGATCAATACAAGAGGATTCACAGCAAAAGACAATGACGGCAACATTACGTTCCGCATTGACGCAGAGACAGGGGCTGTCAATCTTAATGCTACAGAACTCACAATCAAAGGAAAAACGCCTGAAAATGTCGCAAATGCCGAGGTTGAGAAATTTATTACAGAAGTGTATTCTCCACAGATTAAGGTTCTTCAGGAGCAGATTGACGGGCAGATAGAAGCATTCTTTGGAGACTATGTTCCTGATGGTAACAATGAACCGGCATCCACTTGGGCAGATGATACAACCAAAGAGAAACACTTAGGTGACCTGTTTTATATTGTAAACAACGAAGAATATGGCGGGCAGGCTTACAGGTATGCAAAGATTAATGGCGAATACAAGTGGGATTATGTAAAAGACACTGCGGTGGTCAAAGCTCTGGCTGATGCGGCGCAGGCACAAAACACGGCAAATGCAAAGAAAAGAATTTTCGGAGCAGAGCCGGTGCCGCCTTACGATATTGACGATTTATGGGTTCAGGGAAAGACAGGGGACATTCTTAAGTGTCAAAAGGCAAAGGCAGAGGGCGCAAGCTATGACGCCGATGACTGGGTGAGAGCATCTAAGTATACAGATGATTCAGCAGTTACAGCCTTTATCAAGGGCGTTTTTGCCGATACGATTGAAAGCCTCCAAGAGCAACTTGATGGTAAGATTCAGACCTGGAGTCAGAAAACAGACCCGGCGCTTGAATGGACAGAAACAGAAGAGATTCCGTGGACAGATGTTGATGGCAATTCCATTCTGGACGTAGGCGGAAATGAGATTTTAATTGTTTGGGAAAAAGGTAAATATATCCACAAAGGAGACCTTTGGCAGAATACTGCAAATAACACGCGTTGGCGTTGGGATGGAAATAAATGGGTAGAACAGGAAGTACCAGACTATCTGTTTGATAAGATTGATGGAAAAGCGGCAGTTTATTTTGAACAGCCTAAGCCACCATACAACATGGGAGATTTCTGGGTCACATCAAAAGCAGACGGCGAAGCTTCTATTAAAACAGCGGTTAGAAGTCGGTCGGATGGTGCATTTACCGATACTGACTGGATTGATTTCAAATATGTGGACAAAACCGATATTGATAATGCAGTCAAAGAGTATGACACAAGTCTTGGACAGGATGAAGTATTTAATAAGCTTACTAATGGCGGTGAAGAGCAAGGCATATATATCAAGGACAAGAAGCTGTATATTAATGCAAATTATATCCTTGCTGGTGTCCTTGCAGGAAAATTTATAAACGCTAAAGGTATTAAGGTTATTGACAGCGATAACCAAATCACGCTCCATATTGATGACAATGGAAAGGTACACATTGCCGCGACAGAGTTTTCGTTAAAAGGAAAAGCTGTATCCGAAATAGCAAAAGATACAGCGTCTAATACTGCAACAGAAATCGCGACAAAATACGCTACACTGAATGTACTATTATCAAATGAATTTCAAGGAATTCCGACGGATTCATCTGGCGAATATACTACATTTCCGACATGTAAAACTACGGTAACTGTACTGTATGGTGCTGAGAATGTGACCGCACGGTCAAACATTTCATTTTCAGCAGAAAAAGGAATAAGTGGTTCAGCATCAGGGGCAACGTACACGGTCTCTGGACTGTCCGTGGACAGTGGCACAATCACAGCAACTGCAACTTACAATGGGATGACCGCGAAGAAAGAATTTGTAGTTGCGAAGCAAAAGCAAGGTGATACCGGAAATGGAATCTCGAAGATTGTACAGCATTATCTCGCTACGTCCAGTTCGTCTGGTGTATCAACAAGTAGTTCTGGATGGACAGAAACCGTGCAGATTCCAACACAGGACAATAGATACCTGTGGAATTATGAGGAGACTTTCTTCACAAACGGGGCTAAGACGACAACACTTCCTTGTGTGATTGGCGTATACGGAGAAAAAGGTAAGGACGGACAGGACGGAAAAGATGCCAGTGAAATGACACAGTTGGAGATTTTTAATAAATTAACCAACAACGGGGAAACACAGGGGCTATATCTTTATAACAACAAGGTGTATCTGAATGCCTCGTATATTGACACTGGCGAGCTAGCGGGATGGGAAGTCGGATATAAAAAACTTTCGGCAAAAAATGGCACGTATGGAGAAGTAACACTGGACGCTTCGACCGGAGAGATTTATTCGAAAACGAATACAGGGGTGTATGTACCAGGTTATGGCACATTGTATGGAACGCGAATTAGGGGAATTGATCTTTACACAGGAACCGTGCATGCGGGATCAATCTCGGTTAATACCAGTGTTTCGGCGGGCAGTGTTTCGGCTGGTACTATTAGCGCAACAAAGACCATTGAAGCGGGCGGAATTATTAAATCTAATAGTCATATCGAAGCAAGAAATAACGGCCATTTTTACAGCGAAGGTACTGGCACAGATTTAGCTGATGCATCTATTCGAGGAGATTTAATCGTAGCCGGAGTAAGTCGCCTAAATAAAAGCGTGCAAATGAAAAACATTGGTACTGGATCAGGTACTGATTTAGTATTAACCTCATTATCAATGACAGGCGGCGGTTTTGTATTTAAAAAGGCTTCTTCATCAAAACGATACAAAAAACATTTGTCTTTCATGGAAGGATCAGATGTAAAAAATCTTTATGATTTACGACCAGTATTCTTCGAATACAAAGAAGGCTATTTGATGGAAAACGACCCTGATAATAAGCGCAAGATACCCGGATTTTACGCAGAACTTGTGGAAAAGTATTTTCCTGATGCTGTCAAATACAATGAAAAAGGACAAGTTGAGGACTGGGATCCGAAAAAACTCCTTCCGGCAGTGTTCGAGTTGGTACGACTGCAGAAACAGCAGCTAGATTCACAGCAGGAAACTATTAATAATCTTATTGGAAGAATTGAAAAATTAGAAAAGGAGATTTAAGGTATGCCAAAGTGGACAGATTATACTATAAAAACTACAGTAGCTGATAATGATGAGATTATGACACTTGATACGGCAGGAAAGGCAAATAAACGCCTTTCACTGTCTACTCTTTCAGACTGGGTACTTGGAAAAATTGCCGACAAAGTATTCGAGAAGCTTCAGACGAACGACAAAACGATTCTGGGCGCAATTAATGAATTAAATAGTAACACTCTTCCAATATTTAAAGAATTTACAATTACAC